GAGAAAGAAGTTTGAACTGTTAAATGAGGATTTAGGTAACGAAAGGATATGAACTCAAATGAAAGGGCAAATGTCAATATTTGATTTTTTAAAAGTTGATGATATGTATGATGGATATAAGGTAATCAAAACAGCTACGATAAATGTTATGGGAAATCGTATAAAAATAAATAAGAACGATATTTGTTACCTAGTAGTTAAATGTAAAGATGGTTATGTTAATGTTGCATTTCCCGATGAATATGGAGGATCTTTGGGCTTACCAGTTACTGAAAAACAATTTAGCACTTTATTTGAAAAATTAAATAGAAAAGTATATCCAAAGAGTAAAGAAATATGGAACGGTAAGAGCTGGATAGCTAATCCAGAACTGTGACTTTAGGAAGGAGCAATCATGGGATATTGTGATGGTAATTGTGAGTATTTAGAGAGAGAGAAAAGACATACTTGCGCTAAGTATGGTAAAAGGCTTAGCAAACGTTAAGAGGTTCGTAAGTGCATTCTTTAGTTGGGCAGCAGATGAGGGATATATACTTAAGAATCCAGTCAAAAGCATTAAGAATATTAAGCAGCAGCAGAAGCCGAAAGAGTTCTTAACCAAGGAAGAGGTAGTGAGAATGAAAGATGCATGTAAAACACTTAGGGAGACAGCGATTTTGGACTTTCTTCTGAGCACAGGGGTTAGAGTTTCGGAATTAGTAGCACTCAACAAAGAAAACTAAAAATTATTAAAGCAATAAGGGAAAAGTAACAGGAGAACAGGGAAGAAATCAGAGGACAGGGGGAATTAACATGGTACAGGTTAACATTGAGGAAGTAATAGTAAAAGTATTGTACGCTATGCAGAGCGTTATTAATCAGCAAGCTATAGAAACACTTAAGTCAACTTTATATATGCAACTTGGAAAGCTCCAGGTATTCGAGGAAGAGACCGCGCTATCTACTGATCTAGATGATAACGTGGACAAGATTAATCTCTTCCTGGCTACACTGAAAATCGAGGGGCGAACAGATAGCACGATAGCAGCATATACCTGTGAGTACAGAACGTTCTTTCAATTCGTTAATAAGAACTTTAGAGAGGTTACAACTAATGATATTAGATTGTACTTAGCTCATTGCAAGACGGTAAGAAAGAATAGTGATGTAACACTCAATAACCGGATAAGAAATCTGAGGAGTATGTTTAAGTGGCTCACTAAAGAGGATTTCATCGAGAAGGATCCAATGCGCAAGATAAATCAGATTAAGACAGAGCAAAGGGTAAGGGAAGTAATTACCGAGGAGCAAGCAGAGTTGATTAGGTGCTCCTGTGATAACTACAGGGATTCAGCAATAATAAACATACTCAGCAGTACAGGAATGAGGGTTGGAGAACTGGTCCGGCTAGATAGATCAGATATAGATTTCTCGAACGGCGAGTGTATCGTATACGGAAAGGGACGGAAGGAAAGGCCTGTGTACATAGATGGTAGAGCAAAGGTTCATCTTATGTGGTATATGGAAAGCAGAGAGGACAGCGAGAAAGCATTGTTCGTATCAAATAAGGCACCACACCAAAGGCTCACAACGTCTGGCATTCGCTACATCATTAACCAGGTAAGCAGCAATACGAATATAGACAATCTACACCTGCACCCTCACAAGTTCCGTAGGAGCATGGCAACGAACATGATTAACAGGGGTGCACCTGCAGAGGTAGTGCAAAAGATTCTAGGGCATGCAAGCGTACAGACTACGTTAGATTGCTATGCAAGTATTAGTAACACGATAATTAAGGCAGCACATAAACGGTATGCAGTATAGGGGGTGATATGATGTCGTTAACTAAGAACATACTTAAGCAGTATGTAGATTTAAAAGAGGAATTAAAGGAAGTTGAAGTATACATTCAGAAGATTCAAGGGCAAATCGAGAGAATCGAAAGGGAAAGATACGTTGTAGACTCTGTTAAGGGTGGATCTGGTGGAATACAAACCTTCTTAGTAGCAGGGTTTCCATATCCAGAGTATAGCAGAAAGAAAACTAGGCTTTACATTCGAATAGAAAGACAGAAAAGACTTATAGAAGAGATCGACAATACCATTAACGAAGTAGAAGAGTATATTGCAAATGTACAAGATAGCCGTATGCGTAGGATTCTTAGATATAAATACATAGATGATATGAACTGGATCAAGATGGCACATGTAATGGGTGGTAAGTGTACAAGTGAAAGCTTAAGGAAAGAACATGATAGGTTTATGGAGAAAGAAAAATAATGTTTGTCCGTTTTGTCCGTATTTAATATGTTATACTTACAATAGAACGAGTAGAACAAAAAGTTTTACTGTTCTCCCCCCAAATCTTCTGTTCCTCCTCATTCGATGCGATCGGTAATGATTATCGTCTTATCGGTCGCATTGCAATAAGGGTACATGGAAACTTAGCTCAGCCCGGCAGAGCGTCTGTATAAAAAACAGTCGGCGGTGGTTCAAATCCATCAGTTTCCCTGGTAGCATAAGCTATCAAATAATTTGGTTTAACACAATAACTTTGACACCTCCTTGAAAGGCGCCTATGATTTGAATGTTGTAGGTGTCTTTTATGGTAAAGAGAAAGAAAAATAATATTTGGTTATTGAATTAAAAAAAGCAGACACCTTGGCCTAGGTATCTGCTGATAGTGGGATATTATTATCCCTTTTGTCTGTGTGAACGATATGAATCAAAAAAATATTTAATAAGTAACGCTATTGAAATAACTATGCAAATACATATAGTTGTAAATACTTCTGAATCACAGTTAGCAATTGCTTTCTGTAAGGGTGGAAATATATACTTACCAATGTAACCACAGATACGCAATAGAAGTTCACACAAGAAAATCGCAGGCAGTGTTTTCTCGTTTGTCATTCCATCTTATTCTCCTTTCTGTATGATAAACTGCATAGCTTAATATGCATGTTCTGGACTTACAACGAACAGAATAACGATTCGTCCGCCCATACGAAAAGAAAATAAAAAATGAATGATTGAAATTACACTAACTGCTAGCGACTAAAAGATGAATAAAATGGAATTGTTGGAGAAATCACTGCCTGCTTAGTTGTTCAATTTAAAATTAATAAAATTATGTATGTTCGTACTAAATTTTAAATAAATAATACTAAATCCTGATTCCTTCAATTTGTTTGCCATAATTTGTCATCCTCCTAGATATCCATATTTTAGTTGCAAAACCATTATATACCAATTATGAATATGCGTCAATAAATTATCCAAAACAACACGAAAGGAGTGAGCCTATTGGCAAGAGCACCAGACGAAAGAGTACAACAGGCTCATGATATGTATAAGAAAGGAATGAAATTAGTTGAGATTGCAAGTCAACTAAGTTTGCCAGATGGAACGGTACGAAGATGGAAGAGTACATACAACTGGGATAATAACGAACGTTCGGAAAAGAAAAGCGAGCGTTCGAAAAAGAATAGAGAGAATAAAGAAGTCTTTGACGATGGGACTAAGGAAACGATGTTAAACGAAAACCTTACCCACGAGCAAAGGCTTTTTTGTATATATTACAGTAAGATATTCAATGCAACTCAAAGCTATCAGAAAGCCTATGGTTGCAGTTATGAATCAGCAATGGTAAGAGGGTGTGAGCTGTTAAGAAACGTTAAGGTTAAAGATGAAATACAGCGCCTTAATGAATTAAAGAGACAACAGATAGTTGCTAAGGAATCTGATCTAGTAGAGCTGCACATGCGAATAGCCTTTGCAGACATAGGGAACTACATTTCGTTCGGACGTGAAGAAGTTCCAGTAATGACGATGTTCGGACCGATGGAAGATAAAGAAACAGGTGAGAAGATTACCAAGGTTGTAAATACAATCAAGGTAAATGAATCCGAGAATGTTGACACGCAGCTTATACAGGAAGTAAAGCAAGGTAAAGACGGATTCAGTATCAAGCTAGCCGATAAACAAAAGTCGATGGAATGGCTTGATAAGTTCTTCCTTATGAATCCTATGGATAAGCATAAGATAGCATTCGATAATAGAAAGCAAGAATCAGAAATAGAAGAGCAAAGAATAAGAATTAAGAAGTTGGAAGCAGATCTAGCCAAGGCAACAGGCTCAAGTAATGAAAATGAACTTACCAAGCTTGATGAAATGCTACAACAGATTAAAAAGCAAGCAGGTGATACAAATGATACTGAGTAAAAAACAGATGGAGTTTGTAGCAAAAGGAAATCATCGTTACAATGTCAAAACTGGTGCAACACGTAGTGGTAAGTCATATATGGATAACCTGTATACCATTCCTTCACGTATTCGTGAGAGGGTAGGGAAAGATGGTCTTAATGCATTGATAGGAGTATCCAAAGGAACGATAGAGAGAAATATATTACAACCAATGCGTGAGATATACGGACCAAGGTTAATTGGAGATATCGGAAGTGACAATATAGTTGATATATTTGGGGATTCTGCTTATTGCTTGGGTGCGGAAAAGGTAAGTCAGGTTGCAAAGTTGCGTGGTTCATCTCTTAAGTATGTGTATGGTGATGAAGTAGCAGAGTGGAATCAGCAAGTATTTGAATTACTTAAATCACGTTTGGATAAAGCTTATAGTTGCTTTGATGGGGCATGTAACCCAGATCACCCAAACCACTGGTTCAAAAAGTTTCTTGATAGTGATGCAGATATATACTGTCAGCAATATACCATATTTGATAATCCTTATTTGCCTAAAGAGTTTGTTGACAATCTATGCAAAGAGTACAAAGGAACCGTTAACTATGATCGATATATACGAGGTTTGTGGGTAGCTGCAGAAGGAGCGGTGTATAAGCTGTTTAATGATGCTCAAGCGCAGATACCTAACCCATATAAACTCACAGAGAAGCCGAAAAGCCTTATGGAAATTAATATAGGGGTCGATTTTGGAGGGAATGGTTCTGGCCATTCATTTGTAGCAACAGGGTATGGAAGAGGATATACCAATATTATAGGGTTAGCTTCTGAATGGATTGACTGTAGTAAGAATGATATTGATCCGGACAGATTAGGTAAACTATTCGTGGATTTTTGTCTTAAGGTGTTGAACATCTACGGATATATTACACAGGTAAATTGCGATAGCGCAGAGCAAACGTTAATCGCAGGGCTAAGAAGTGCAGCGAGAAAGAATGGCCTTGGGTGGCTTACGATAAACAATGCACTAAAGACTACCGTAAATGATCGTATACGATTTACACAGCGAATGATGGGACAGTATAGATTCTTCTATGTACCAGAGTTGTGCAAGAGTTTAGAAAATGCTCTGTGTGGTGCTTTATGGAACCCAAAGAACTTAACGGAAGATGAACGTCTTGACGATGGAACTAGTGATATAGATACATTAGACGCGTTCGAATACACATTTGAACGTGATATAAGCCGATTCATTCGGTATGAATAGAGGTGAGAACATGAAGTATAGCAAAATGGTTGAGTGTCTTAATAAGCTAGTAAGCGAGAAAAGTTTAAAGCTTGATGGAATAAACGTATCCACAGTAATGCAAAGTGCTATAGAGTTGTGGGACTTGATGTATTGCAATCGTGCTCCTTGGCTATCAAGTACTCAAAAGTCATCAGGAATACCATCATCTGTAGCGAGTGAAATTGCTAGACTAGTAACCCTTGAATTAAAATCGGAGGTAACAGGGGATACAGAAAGAGCAAAGTACATTAATAATATATACCTATCAATAATTAATGATCTCAGAAAGCAAGTCGAGTATGGCTGTGCAAAAGGTAGCATGGTATTTAAGCCATACCCTTATAATGGTGGAATTGCTGTACAGTACAATGCTGCTGATAGCTTCTATCCAATTACTTTCGATAGTAACGGTAATATAACGCAATGTGCATTTACAGAACAGTTCACAAGAGGGAAAGAGATATATACGAGGGTAGAACTTCATACACTATCGAACAGTGCTGTAGAAGTGTTTAACTATGCATACTTAAGTAAAACAGGAGCAACACTTGGTTCAGAAGTAACGCTTAAATCAATAAAGCAGTGGGCAGATATAGAACCACATGCAAAGCTTGAGGGGACGGACAAATTGCTACTAGGCTTCTTCAAAGTACCCCTTGCTAATAACGTAGACCCAGATAGTCCGCTTGGTGTATCAATATTTAGCAGAGCAGTAGAACATATAAAAGTAGCAGATAAGCGTTATAATCAGATTGATTGGGAGTATGACAGTAAAGAAACGGCTATTCATATTGCAACGCAATGTCTTAAATACAATAAGGACCAAGATAAATTCGAGTACCCAGGTGGCAGAGACAGACTGTATAGGAACATAGAGTATAATACTGGTGCTAGTGATAAGCCACTGATAGAACCTTTTAGCCCAGAAATTAGGGACGAATCTTACTACCATGGTTTCAACCAACAGTTAAAACGTATTGAGTTTGATTGTGGTCTAGCGTATGGTACACTTTCTGATGCACAGGACGTTGATAAAACAGCAGAGGAAATCAAATCAAGCAAACAACGATCATATGCTACTGTATCAGATATACAACAAGCACTACAGAAAGCATTAGAAGATGTTGTAATGGCTATAGATTTCTGGATAACAGCTTGTAAATTAGCACCAGAAGGTGAGTATCAGATAACTTTCGATTGGGACGATAGCATCGTTACGGATAATGAGAAAGAACGTATGCAAGACAGGCAAGATGTATCAATGGGTGTCATGAGCTTAGTTGAATACCGAGCAAAATGGTATGGAGAGACAGAGGAAGAAGCAGCTAAGAAATTACCACAGCAAGCTGACACATTGGACGGTGATGTATAATGTTTACACCTTCTGAACTAGAACGTATACCCAAGCAAATAGAACGATATATGCGTGACCTAGAGGAGCAAATACTTATTGATGTGGTACATCGTATATCATTAAATAATGAGATTACTTCCACTGCTGATAACTTGCTTTACCGTATGAAACAGTATGCACAGTTTGACCAGGATATAAAAAAGTATATACAGGACACGCTTAAGCTTACCGAAAAAGAGGTTGATAACATCTTTGATAATGCACTTGAACATGGTTACTCAAGGGATAAGGCATTATATAAAGCATGTGGAACGTTATTCGTTGACTATAAGGACAATACAGAGCTCCAACGATTCATATATGCTATCAAAGAGCAGACTAAAAGAGAGATAAGGAACATAACACAGACTACAGGATTCATGGCTAATATAAACGGTAAGAAGGTTTATACAAGTGCTTCCTTTTATCTGCATGATAAACTTGATAAGGCAGCTTATGGGGTAAGTACTGGTTCATTCAGCTACGATCAGATGCTAAAGGATACTGTAAAAGAGTTGGCATCAAGTGGTATCCGTTCAATAGACTATTCGAATGGTAGAGCGATAAATACAGTTACAGCAGTAAGAATGTGTATTGTCACAGGAGTTAATCAAGTCGTTGGTA